GGGAGTTGCAGTTGGTCATTGATGGCTATGCGGTCGCGACATCTAACCTTGATAGTACACTTGACCAAATAGCGCTTGAGGTTGAGGAGGCGATGGCTGGCGATGTGACGCTGAACAGCCTTGCAAAGACGATTGTGCTGCAATCGGTTGACGCGGATTATAGCGACGAAGGCGAGCGACCGGCTGGCATGGTGCGCCTGCTATATGTTATCGAATACGCAGCGCTTGAGAACGATCTGGAAACCGCACAATGAGGTTGGTGACATGACAAAAAGACTTTCGGTATATCCGCCCAAGGGTGGTTTGCCTGTAGAAATTTCTGAGGATCAGATTGATCTTTATGAAAGCCGAGGCTGGACCCAAACCCCGCCGAAACCTGAACCAGCCAAAGCTGGTACAACTGCCAAAGGAGGCAAAAACTAATGGCTACTTTTGTTGGCAACGGCGGGACTGTCCTGGCCGGAAGCGATGCGATCGGGGAGCTGCGCAGCTACTCGGTTGAAGAAACCGTTGAGACCATTGATGACAGCGTCATTGGTGACAGCTACCAAACTCACAAGGGCGGACTGAAATCTTGGTCTGGCTCTGCTGATGTCTACTTCGATGACGGCGACACGGCCCAGCAGGCGCTGACCGTTGGCGCGAGCCTTATCATCTCTTTTCAAATGGAAGGCGCTGGGGCTGGAGCGCACAAGCTATCCGGCACGGCGACCGTTGACACTCGGTCCATCAGCGCCGCGTTTGATAACATGGTTGAAGCGTCAATCACGTTCACAGGCAACGGTGCTTTGACTGAAGGCACTGTCTAACCAAAACCCCTGCCCGGACAATCTGGGCAGGGGATACTTCGGGAGAATGTTATGACTAAAAAAGACGACGACGCGCCGAGCGTCATCAGCAGGATTACGCAGCATTATGAGGCTCAGGGCGTTCGCACGATCGAGGTTCCAGAGTGGGGCGACAATGATGGCCCGCTTGTTATCTATACCGCGCCATTCACTCTGCGCGATCAAAGCCGCATTGATTTCGCTACGCGCAAAAGCGAATCGAATGTTGACGCGCTGGTCGAAGTGCTTATTCAGAAGTGCCAAAACCCTGATGGCTCGCGGATGTTCACTGTTGCGGATAAAAAGGCACTGAGAGAAAAAGCCGACGTTGACGTTGTGTCTCGCGTCTGCACTGAAATCATGGGGCCGACCACGGAGCAACTGGAAAAAAACTGACGGAAGACGATCAGCGCCAGTTTAAGTTCGCACTGGCTGATCGTCTGAGGATGACGGTCTCAAGGCTTGAGACTGAAATGACCGTTAGTGAATTTGTCGAGTGGTCGATCTGGTATAAACTGAAAAACGAGCGGAACGCATAGGAGTTTGTAATGGCCACCCAGCAGATGAAAATCGACCTTACGGCCAAGGACAAAACCGGCAACGCGTTCCGCTCGCTCAATGCTCGGCTTGAGAAGACGCGCAAGGTTGCCAAGTCTGTCGTTGGGGTTATTGCAAAAGTAGGCGCGGCAGCAGTTGCGCTTGGTGCTGGGTTCGTTGTGGCAACTAAAAAGGCGCTTGAGTTTGCCGACAGCATAGCCAAGACGGCTGACAAGGTTGGTATTAGCACGGACGCACTTCAGAAATATCGCTACGCTGCTGATCTCGCTGGCGTGTCAAATGGTGAGCTTGATAAAGCGTTCGACAAGCTCAACAAGTCAATCGGCGAGACGATCAACGATGGCACGGGCGCCGCGTTTGATGCGTTTGAACAGCTTGGCCTTTCATCTGATTTAATGTCTGGAAGGCTGCGCGGCACTGAGCCGGTCTTTCTGGCGGTTTCCGATGCGTTGGCTCAGGTTGATGACCACAGCCAACGAGCGGCTTTGGCGGCTGACATATTTGGCCGATCTGGCACCAAGCTGATTAACCTGATGAAGAACGGCAGGGGCGATATTAAAGCGGCTGGCGATGAGTTTGAGCGGTTTGGTGGGGTTATAGAAGAAGGAACGCTTCGCAGTTCCGAGAAGGCGATCGACGCAATCACCCGCTTGACGACGTTGATGCAGAGTAAATTGACAAAAGCGCTGGCGGACAATGCGGAATTGATTGCTGATTTTGGTGGCAAGTTATTGCAAAATCTGCCAATTTTAATCGAAAGAATGTATCGGTTTGCCGAGGCTATTGGCCTTGTGTCAAAGCGCATAACTTTGGACACCGCTTTTGCCAATTTGCAAGATTTGCAGACCCAGATTGATTCGGCTTTACAGGGTCTGAACAACGCAAAAGGCAAAGCGGAAAAACAAATTGCGGAAAATATTTTAAAAGAATTGAGGGCTGAAAGAGAGGCGGCATTAAAAATCTACAAAGATATTTTAGACGCCAGTGCATCTGGCGGTCCTAGCAAACCTACGATGCCTTTTAAGCCACCCAAACCGACGGCGCGCGGCGGATTGGGATTAAGCCCGGCTGATAGAAAAAAAGCAGATGAGGCGGCAGCAGCCTTAGCAAAAAGAGAAGAAGAAACGCGAGCCGCGTTGGAGCGGATATCCGGCATTCAGAATGAAATCTTGAAAAGCGCACAGGACACAGCCGCAGCCGCTGGGTTTGAACTTGAATATGCGAACGCATCCGAGGCTGTCAAAAACCGCGCGATCGCGGTTGCTCAAATTGAAAACAGGTTGAAGGCTGAAGGCATCACTCTGAGCGATGTACAGCGCGAGCAGTTGGAAGCCGCGCTTGACCTGACGCAGCAAAGGCAACAAACGCTGGCGCTGATAAAGTTGGACGAGCAGGCAAGGATTGAGGCGGCTGAAAAGCTCAAAGAGACCCAGCGCCAAGCCAACGAACTAATCAAGACCGGGCTACAATCTATGCAAGATGGGTTGACCGGGCTGATTGATGGTACGCAGACATGGAAACAGGCGCTCGGCGGAGTGCTGCGGACTGTCATTAACATTGTGGCAAAAATGGGCGAGACATCAACGGGCGGGTTCAGCTTTGGAAAACTAGCCTCTGGGCTGGGGTCGCTGTTTGGAGGCGGCTCGGTTATTGGCGGTCAGCCAATTCCTGTCAGTGGTCCGAACATCATGCACACCGGCGGGAAGATCGCCGGGCCTAATGGGCGAATGGCGGGCCTGCGCTCTGACGAGCGGATGATTATTGGCCAAACCGGCGAGCGGGTTTTGAGCCGAGGCCAGACGGCCCAGGGTGACAGCGGGGGCGTGGTTATTAACCAAACCATCAACCTTTCCACTGGCGTCCAGCAGACCGTTCGGGCCGAGGTGATGAGCCTCGCGCCACAAATTGCAGCGCAGGCCAAGGCGGCTGTCCTTGACGCTAAGAAACGGGGAGGCGGCTTTGGTGCCGCATTTGCATAATGGCAATTACATATCCGCTCGCACTCCCAACCCACACCGGCATCCGCTCGATCAACCTCCGGGCTGTTCAGACGGTCGGTATGACCATGAGTCCGTTCACATATAAGCAGCAAACGGTGGTCCACCCAGGTCAACGATGGGAGGCGGAGATTACGCTGCCTGCGATGCAACGGGCTAACGCAGAAGCATGGGTTGGTTGGTTGTTAAGTTTGCGTGGTCGATCAGGGACGTTCTTACTCGGCGACCCACTGGCAACGTCACCGCTTGGCAATGCCGGCGGGACACCTCGCGTGAATGGCGGGAGCCAAACCGGGTCCACTCTAATCATCGACGGCTGCACGGCCTCACAGTCCTCATATCTGGTCGCTGGGGACTACATCCAGATTGGTTCTGCGGCATCCAGCCAGCTATACAAAGTCACGCAGACAGCGGCCTCTGACGGCTCTGGGAACGCTACGCTAGAGATATGGCCGGAACTGCGATCTAGTCCAACTGATAACACTGCCATCACGGTTGATTCACCCAAAGGTCTTTTCCGCTTGTCCACCAACGAGGTTGACTGGTCGATAAACGAGGCGTCCATATTCGGCCTCACATTCCCGGCAGTCGAGGCCATCACATGAGCCGGTCGCTTGATGGACGGATGCTCGCGGCGATATCGGAAGGCGTTGTTAGGCCATTCTTCACGGTTGATTTGTTGTTCCCGACTGGCTCTGTTGATTATGGCGGGTCTACCGTAACCTCTGGCCCGTTATATCTCTGGACCGGGATCGGCACTGTTGAGATTGAGGGCAAGAGCTACATCGGAACAGGGCAATTTCTTGAGCTAAGTGCGTTTGAAGAAACCACCGAGATCGCAGCCCGAAATGCCACCGTCACGCTGTCCGGGATCCCGTCTGATCTGCTCGCTTTGGCTCTGTCAACGCCGTACCAAGGTCACAAATGCCTAATCCAGTTCGGCGTATTTACCCAAGGCGATGTGCTGAAGGAAGACGGGTCATATGTGCTTAAAGAAGACAATGGCCACCTGACCCTTGAAGCGACGGACAAGTCTCGGTCCATCGTGTTCAACGGCTATATGGATCAGATGACCATCGCTGAGGGGCCGGAGACTAGTCAAATCGCGATGACGGTTGAAAGCCGCTTGATTGATTTGGATCGGGTGCGATTGAGGCGGTATACGTCTGAAGATCAGAAATCCAGATTTCCAGGCGATCTGGCCTTCGACTTCGTGAATGACCTTCAGGATAAAGAAGTCTTCTGGGGACGGCGATGATTCCAAACCACGACATCGAGCTTGCGAAATATATTGATGAATGTCGCGATAAACCGTTCGCCTGGGGTTCTCACGATTGCCTGACCTTTGCCGCCGGTTGTGTCTATGTTCAAACTGGGCGAGCAACACTCTCCGACATGCTTGGCGATTACACTTGCCCCATGAGCGCCCTGACACATGCCAGGAGGCGCATCAAGCAGCTTGACTATCCATCTGATGTTTCCATTACAGACGCGCTTGACAAGCGCTTAAATCGCGTGGAAACACTATATCCAGCCAGGGGTTCAATCACGGCGCGGAGGGCAGATCAGAACTTGGTCACAGGCTACGCGCTGGGTGTTTGCTTGCGCCGTCATTCTGCTTTCCTGTACGAAACAGGCATGGTATTTCTGGACCGGGAGCCGGATGACCTATATTGGAGCGTGGAGTGATGCGATTCCGCCTGCTCGCAACAACGGCTTTGTATGCTGCGCTAGTTATCGCTCCTGCGTCTGCTCTGGCTGACCCCGTTTCTCTAACAGTTCTGGCGACCGCGCTTGTTTCCGCAGGCGGCGCTGGATTGGCTGGCGCAACGCTGACAGGTGTCCTTATCTCCTTTGCGACTTCCGCCGCTCTGGGCTTTGTGTCGATGGCGCTGGCACCAAAACCTAAAAAACCTCGCGTGACAGAAGGCGGGTTCGTCCAGAACAATGTTGGATCAACGCTTGACCACGGCGTCATCTACGGTGAGACCAAGGTGGGCGGGGTTGTTTTCTACGCCTCAACGTCCAACAACGACACCATCCTCCACCGCATGATCGCCGTGGCGGGCCACGAGGTTGAATCTTTCGTGAGCTTCTTTATCAATGACGAGGAGATCACGGTTGAGTCCGATGGGTCGGTCAGTTCACCGGCTCGCTTTGCTGGTAACGTCTACATCGAGACACGGCTTGGAACGGACGATCAAGCGGCTGTTGACCTCCATGGGTTTGGTGCTGCGGTAAACCTCCCAGACGGTTCCGACGAGTGGACTCAAGCCCATCGGGCCAGAGGTGTTGCGTACATCTACTCCGCCCTCAAGTTTGACACGACCGCCTTCCCAAACGGGACGCCTGTCATCACGGCTGTCGTCAGAGGTCGCAAAGTCTATGACCCTCGCACATCAACTACGGCCTGGAGCGACAACGCTGCGCTCTGCATCCGGGATTATCTCACGTCTGACTTTGGTTTGGGCTGCGATGCTGATGAGATTGATGACCTGTCTTTTGCTGACGCCGCGAACGATAGTGACCAGAGCGTTGCTCTAATCGACGGAACCAGCACTCAGAAGCGATACACTGCAAACGGTACATTCACCACGGCTGTCACACCCTCTGACGCCATCACCCAGATGCTGACATCAATGGGCGGAATGATCTGGTATTCCCAAGGCCAGTTTGGCGTTCGGGCGGCGACCTGGGATGCTCCGACCTTATCCTATGATGAAGATGATCTGGTTGCCTCCATCGAGGTCGTATCCAGGCACTCCCGGCGCGATCAGATCAACGAAATGCACGGCACGTTTCGCGGGGCAGAGAGCAACTATCAGCAGACCGACTTCCCACCAATCAAGTCCGATGTCTTTCTGGAGTCAGATGGCGGCATCGTTTCAATAACAGACATGCCGCTGCCGTTTACCGATACATCCCAGATGGCACAGCGGATCGCCAAGTTAGCGCTCTACCGTCAACGCGAGCAGGTCCAGGCCACG